TCGCCACCAGCACAGCGCATCTTTTTATGCGTTCATTTCTTTGCAGAATGAACACGTATCAGCATTAACAGAATTACCGTCTTTACTGTACGTTCCGCATTCCGGACACGCTGGTCTTGCATCAACAAGGACAGAAAACAACATGCAGTGGCACCTCCTTTACCGGCGGTATACCGGATCGCGAGTCCAGTAGAAGTCCGCCTGTCCAAGATCACAACTGTTGAGCGCCTGGACAGACAGACCTCGTACCTTCCCCTCCCCAAAAAGGTTGAAGCATGTACTGTTCCTTGTGTATTTTTGTTACATAGACATATTACTACATAAACCACTATATATCTAGTATTTTTTTACAAGTGATCTACTGGAACGTGTTTACATCTAGTCGTACTAAGTTATCAATAGTCTCCTTCGGGCGTTTCCCCAACGCCTATCCGACTTATCTTTCATCTCCTTTATATCCCCTTTTCGGACGTTACCGATGCTTCGGATCATCGGGCTTCCGAAGGAGCTTATTGAACGTAAATAAAACACATATTGGAGGAATTTAATTTGGCTAAAGGCAAGAAAGAGTATTCTTTTAAAAAATGTACTGTAAATGTTGATGAAGATCAAATTATTGAGCATAAAGGTGATGGCATACAAATTCACTCATTATCTAAGTATTTAAGAGAGATGGAAAGCAAAACGGAGCTAATTGATTTCACGTTAAAAAGTGACAGTGATGTTGTTCCCCAAGAAACTGAAGGACTTTCTGAGTAGGTGGTGACTGAATGATCGATCCTATTCAAACAAAGCGCCACTCAGATGAAAATCTTAAAGAATGGAAAATTAGAATTTGCTCTAATAAAGACATCTATAATCTTAATTGGGAAGAAATCAAAGATTTGATCAATAAAGAGACCGGTGAATCTAAGGGAGAATCTGCATATAGAAAGTGGTTTAACAACTTCATCGAAGGTGTTGAATACCAGAAAGAGAAATCTGCAGAGTCCAACTCCTCCCTTATTGAAATGGAAATGAAAAAGGTTGAAATTATGGAAGAGAGAAAAAAGCTCCAAGCTGTAAAGCATGAAATACATAAGAAAACTAGTGTTAAGAGCAGAACAGAGCTTATTTATGAAAATGTAACTGAGGCCATCGAGAAAGTAGGTACTCCCCCTCCTCCTTCCTTCTATCCATTGAAAAGAAACGAAAGAAAAAGGGCTGCTGTTCTTGGATTTGGTGATGAACATTTTGGGAAGCAATTTAAAAGCTGTAATAATGAATACAACGAACAGATTTATTTGCAGCGGATGAATCAGATTCTTTCTGAAACTGTTGAGCACATAAAAAAAGAAAACTTGGACGAGCTAGTTGTATTGAATGGCGCAGACAGTGTTGAAGGTATGGCATTGCGTGTATCACAATTAACAGCCCTTCAGTATGGTTTTATTGACCAAGTGATTAAATACTCTAGGTATAAAGTTGAATGGCTCAGAGAGCTTTCTAAGCACGTTAAAATCAAATACATACATATCCCCTCTGCGAATCATACAGAGTTACGATTGCATAACACAAGCCGCTCAGAAATGCCTAAAGAAGATGTTGAGCGTATCATTGCAACGTATATTCACGACATGCTCAAAGGCAATGAGCGAATTGAGACACTTCTTCAAGATGAAGGAATTGTGGATTTTAAATTACTTGAATTTGAAATCATTGCTTGTCATGGACACCAGATTAAAAACAAAAAGAATGCTATTCGTGACATTTCACAGATGAAACGAAAATTCTACGATTATATGTACATCTCCCACTTCCACCACGGAAATATGCTCACTGTAGGTGAGGCAGCCACTCACAATGTCCAAGTAATACAACTCCCTTCTGTTATGGGTTCCGATGAATACAGTGACAGCCTAATGACAGGTGCAAAAGCTGGAGCAAACTTATCAATTTATGAGTCTGGAAAAGGCCGGACTATTCAGTATGATTACATATTAAATTAAAGAAGGCCTAATAGTAGCCTTCTTTAATAGTTTTATCTTGTAAATTCCTCTAAGTCTTTAATGTGAGTAGATACATCTTTTAAAAAGTCAATTGTCTCAGGCGAATCATTTAAGTAATCAACTGTCAATAATTCCTTTTCTTTAATCTCGCTGATGAGATTTCTAATAACATTTTGAAGCTCAGTTTTTTTATCTGTAATGAAATAATACTTAACTCGATTACCTTCACGTGAAATTCCTAATCGATCGACTGGCTGTGTAGATAATTTATTCAATACACCTCGAAGAACACCATTTCTATACTCACCATTCTTAACTAGTTCAGGTATCTTTTTTGCTAGTTCTTCAAGAAGCTCTTTTTCTGTAAGAGGGTGTTTTGAATCCTTTAAAACCACTGGAATATTTTCACGTACAACATCTGATAATGTAACTTTGTTTTCCATAAAACGATCTCCCCTTCTATATTGTAATACACAATTAGTATAAGTTAACCTTAAATCAGGTGTCAACATCTAATTACGGATTTTTAAATCTGTATATTAATCATTAACCTTTTTTTAATAAAACTTTAATTTTATAGAGATGAGGATGAGGATGATTGAAAGAAGAAACTAAAGTTCTTTGGGAATATGTAAAGCTACTAAAAGAAATTAATGATAGTGGTTATCTGTGTAACAGGGAATTAAAAGACGCCCTAGCAAGTTTGCATAAAAGCCTGGGATTTGAGAAAGCCACTAAAAGTGAACAATTGAACCAAGACGTCAAATTCTCTACTAAACCCTTAAACGGAACGAGTTACACATTGAGTGCGGGCCATAATCCTGAAAGAATTGCTGTAATTAATCCTGGAAGAGAAGAAACAACCTTTTTAATTATTGATTTAAATAATTCCCGTATTGAGGACATCTCTAAGAAAGTGGAGCATGGAACGTTTAAACATCAGGCTAGTCAAATAAAAGCCATGATTATAGACAAACGACCGAGTAAATTAATAATTGATGCAAACGGTATTGGAAAAGGTTTGCTTGATGCTCTTGCTGATATATTAAAAGGAACCAAGGTTGTTTTGTCCAAAAATGGTACCTTAACTTATAAATAAAATACTTTTTTAGAACGCCTAGTGATGATTGAGGAAGCCTTGTCCCCTCTCTATTGCTGGGCGTTTTATAAAACGTGTTTTTGAACAATAATACGGAGGTGAACCAATGCCAAGAAAAGCCAAAGAAAAGGAAAAATTGATTTGTGCTGCTTGTCAAAAAGAAAAGGACAAAGAGTCGGGGTTCTACAATTCACGAAGCAGCCTGTATGAGAAAACAGGAAAAGTCCCTATTTGCAAGACTTGCTTGAAGAAAAACATTGATTACAACAATATTGAATCAATATATACAGTCTTACAACAGATTGATGTTAAATTTGATCCGTTGTATTGGGAACAAGCTGAAAAGAGAAAAACAGATACATTTAGCGCTTATATGACAATGGCTAATTCATTGAAGCAATTTAACGGTACTGGTTATAAAGACAGTGTTTTTGAAAGACAACCAGAGAATCCACTTATAGAGGAATCTACGCCTACAAACAATTCTGGTGCTAGCCCACCTGAAATCTCAGATGACCTGATTGATAAATGGGGAATTGGTTACACCCCTGATGAGTACCGTCAGTTTGAAAGAAAATACAATAAACTTATTCGAAATTACGGAGAAAAAACCACACTTCATACCGAAGGCTTGCTTTCATATATTCGTTTTCGTGTAAAAGAGGAATTAGCAACTGCTAAAGGTGATGTAAAAGAAGCTAAAGAATGGGGTTCATTAGCTTCAAAAGCAGCTACAGATGCAAAAATTAATGTATCTCAGTTAAGTAAGAGCGATATCAGTGGTGGTGTCGATGTACTTTCTCAATTATTTGAAGCCGTTGAAACAGAATTGGGCATTATCCCCCTTCTCCCTCGTTTAGCAGCTCAACCATATGATGACGCTGATCTAATCATTTGGGCGATTATAAATTATTACAGAAGGCTTGAAGATAAGGAAAAAGTCGATTACAAGGACATTTACCACTTTTATGATGAAATGCTCGAAGAGGACTTCAAATCAAAAGGATTGTCGCCTGAAGAAATTGATAAACTGAAGAGTGCTCGTAACAATGTGTTCAGAGATTTAGAGAATGTGTACAAAGAACCTCTTTATGACACAGGTGATGAAGAGTAATGGCTAGTTATAAAAACTTTACCTCAAAAAACAAGAAGCACACAAAAAACAGAACAGATATTTACGACGCAGCTTTTGAAACTCCTCTGAATCCAGATGACAATTCAAACCTCATTGGAAAGAATATCTCCAAGTGGGCTGAGTTCACCTCATTTATTCGTTTTTATCCAGACATTTTTTACGATATGTTGAAACCTGAAGTCGGCGGAATTGAGTTGGATTTATACCAAAGAGTTATGATGAGAACCCTCAGTCGCTTCCCTCAGAACTACTTCTGCATTCCACGTGGCGGATCAAAAACGCTTACCCAGATCATGGTTGCTTACCATACAGCTATTTGCTTCCCTAATGTAACATTAGCCATTACCGCTTCCACAAAGGAATCGGCGGTAAAAATATGGAAAGAAAAACACGAGGAAATTTTAAGGTTTTACCCTTCCATTAAAGATGAAATCAAGAGTGAAAACTTTTCAAAAGACAGTGGTCGAGTCGAATTTCAAAACGGGGCAATTATCGATAACCTGGCAAACGCTCAATCCTCTAAGGGTTTACGTAGAAGACGTGGCTCCTTAGAAGAATCTGCCTTGATTGATAAAGATTTATACGATGATGCTATCGAGCCGATCTTTAATATCCCTCGCACAACCATGACTGGCGAAATTGATCCCGCTGAATTAAATGGTCAGATTAACCGATTCTCTACATCAGGATATAAAAACTCAGATGAGTATGAAAAAATCCTTACAATGGTTAAGGAAACCGGTGATCTTAAAGGATCCTTTGTATTCGGATCAGATTGGCGCATTCCTATTCACTTTGGTCGTCAAAAAATGTCTGTTATTAATAAAGCACGACAAGGGAATGTAACTCGATTCCGTCAGAACTATCTTTGTGATTGGATTGGTGCCAGTGACGGTGCTTTAATTAATATCAGTAAATTGATCAAAGCTCGGACAATTACCCACCCTGAACTTTCCTGTCCGAGAGATAAAAATAAGAACTTCTTGCTACATGAATATGTAATTGGGGTTGACGTAGCCCGCTCTGCAGCTGAATCAAACAATAAAACAGCTATCGTCGTTTTGAAGATTATCAGAAACAGCAACAACCTCATTAGGCAAGTTCAAGTAGTCAATATCATAGAGCCGCCAAACGGATTGAGTTTTAAAGAACAATCAATCATGGTAAAAAGAGTTTTCAAAAACTATGGAGGAAATCAAGATACTTCCCTCTCAAGAGTTAAAGCTGTTATTGTCGATGGAAACGGAGTCGGTGGCGGTTTAATCGACCGGTTATTAGAGGATGTTACGGATCCGGAGACCAATGAAGAACTTGGGTGCTGGGCTACAATAAACACTGATCAAAAGCCAGATGTCCCAAATTCGCCGGAAATCGTTTATAACCTAAAATCCCAAGGCATTAACCAAGACATTATTACTCAATTCTTGGATTATGTAGAGTCCGGAAAATTGAAGTTGCTTAAGTCCTATGATGACATCAAGAACCAAAAAAGCATATCTGATGATGTAATGATTGAAGCAGCATGTATTCAAACTCAATTGTTCATTGATGAAGTTGCAAACCTCCGAATTAAAAAGACACAGAATTCTTTCACTGTTGAGCAAGTTGTAAAAAGAATTGATAAGGATAGGTACAGTGCAATTGCTTATGCTCTGTATTACATAGCTTTATTTTTAGAAAAGGAAGAATCCGATGATGAGTATTCATTTGGATTCTTTTTTAATTAGAGATTGAGGAGGTGAATAATGACTACACCTGAACCACAGTCATCATATGAATTTAATACAAATTTAGCACCGCTTGATTCATTGTTTTTCAATGATTTATTTAACGGCATTTCTTACGACAAAGTTAAATCATGGCTCAAAGACCACAACGTCTATAATAAACAGATTAGAGATGCCTCTAAATTGCTTTATAACGCAAATGGCGTGTATAGAAACGTTATTGACTACATGGTTGCCCTTCCTACTTTAGACAGAGTTATTTTGGGATCAAGTAAAGTGGATAGTTTCAAATCGAACAAACAAAGATTCAACCTGGCTTTAAGAAAAATCGGCGACAAAAGTGCTGTCAGGGATGCATTAGGAAAACTCAGCAAATATGGCACTGGTTTTTATTATTTTGATTCTGTGGTGAATGATTCCTTCCCCACTACTCTAAGTGACAATGAGATCGGATCAATAACTGAATCAAATGCTATTGACGACTTTAATTGTTCCGTTCTCCCCCTTCCTCTCGATTATTGCAAAATTATAGGCAGGAAAAACTCCTCTTATCAGTTAGCTTTTGATGTCTCCTATTTTGACAAGTTCACAAGTAACGGAAGATCGCTCAAGCTTAGACGATGGCCAGAAGAAATTAGACAAGGCTATAGGGCTTATAAGAAAGATCAAAATCGAAAATGGCTAGTTCTTGATAACAATAAGACCATTGCTGTTAAAGGAAGCAGCGACATTGAAGATCAATGGGGACGCCCAATCGGTTTATCTGCATTTATTGATATGGTTTATGATGAATACTTTGTTGACACTAAACGGAACATTTTAGATGAGCTCAACAGCACTTTAATTTATCAGACTTTCCCTGAAGGTGATCAAAAAGGTAAATCTGCATTATCTCAGAAGCAACAGGAACAGCAGCATGAGAATATAAAAAAAGCATTAGTTGCTAAAGGAAGCGTTAAAGGTGTTAAGTTCTTCTCCTTGGCTTCGGGAACAAAATTAGACAAGTTAGAAACCAATGTGGATTTCTTGAAGGTTAAAGGTGAAGACGAGCTCATTAAGCGAATTACTACAAATTTAGGATTTGCCGGTTCTGCTCTCAACGGGCAAGATGGTAACTACTCTTCTCAACAAACCAATATCGAGATGGTTTCTTCCCAAATATTCTCCTGGTTAGAACAAATTCAAAGTGAGTTTAACAAGGTGATAAACGCCAATATCATCAAAGATCCTCGCTCTTATATTGAGGTTTATTACCTCCCTCTTACTCACGTTAACAGGAAAGAAAAAGTCCAAAACATGAAAGATCTTTATACAAGTGGTCGAGGTAGCCTTATTGCTTGGATATCCGCGACTGGATGGAATCCTGATGCTTACTTATCCCTAATGGAATATGAAAAAGACGAAGGTTTTGATGAAAAGTTCCCTGTTCATGCGACCTCTTTCACAATGAGTAAGAATAGCGACAAGTCAGCCGGCGCACCTGAGATCGACGATCCGAAAAATGAAAACACGATTAAATCGAAGACAAATAACAGTAACGGAACGCCTTCTGGCTCTTGAGAGGAGGTGATTAGTATTTGAAAAGCACGATTTTAGAAATTAACAATCAGAAGAAAACCAGTGGTCAGACATACATCAAGTGGGTCGTTCTTGAAATTCATGAAAACAATACTCAGTTTAACAAGAATGGCATTACCTGGCTGGAGAAATACATCAACGCTAACCTTGAATCAATCAAGTTAATGCCAATTTGCGCAGAGTTCTTGGATGATGAAAACAGTGAGCCATTCGGACACGGGTTAACAGAAGTCAAGGACGGTACCCCGCTCTTTGAAAACAGCGCTGTGGTTGGTACGACCACCAATGCTTACATTGATACTATAGATGTTAATGGTGAGCCAAAAAGAGTGTTAATAGCTGAAGGCTTCCTATACAACCAGCGCTACCCTAAATTTGTTCAATGGTTAAAATCAAAAATGTTTGATGGTGATTTCCCTGAAACCTCGGTTGAGATAGCAGCTGTGGAAGGTTCAGATGCAATTGAATATGAAGGTGGCTGGAAAGAACAAGGACGTATACCTATGAAATTTGACTTTACAGGTGATGCAATTTTAGGTATTGACCCTGCAGATGACGCTGCCATTTTACTTGAATTAAACAGTAACAAAAAGGAGGATAATTTAATGTCAAAATCTCAAGAAGAAGTAGTCCTTGAGTTAAACAACAAACTTGATAATAAGAATAAAGAAATTGGAGAGTTAAATCAAAAAGTTGAGAAACTTACTGAGGACTTAAAGCAAAAAACTGAAGAACTGAATGCTGCTGTTAAAGCTGCAAAGGATGAAAAAGCTAAGGCTGAAGCAAAAGAAAAAGAAGCGCAAAAAGCCAAGGATGAAAAAGCCAAGGCAGATGAAGAGCTTAATTCCCTAAAGGAATTCAAAAACAAGGCGGTAGCCGAAAAGATGCAAGGAGAGCTTAACCAAGCTTTAAAGGAATATTCTCCTGAAGAAAAGGATGTCGCAAAAGAGAAAATTGAAATGTTCTCTAAGTCCCCTTCTATCGAGCTTAAAAACGAAATTATTTCTGAAATCAACTCAGCAATCGCCCGATCCTTCATCGCTGAACGCTCAAAGAAACAAGCCTCTGAGACTAATAGCAAAAATTTCGATATTTATTCAGACGTTCGTGATTCTGGGCAACAAGGTTCAGTGACAATTGATGATCTTTATTAAGATAAAATAACACTTTTATAAAATTTAGGAGGAATACTCAATGTTCAAATTTGGAACAATTGGTGCTTACAAACAAGTACGAAATAATCCACGCTGCAAGGCTAGTGTCGATTTAGTCCCTGGTCTAGCCGTAATCCCTAACGATTCTTCTGGTAACGCATTCCCTCCAGGCGCATCTTCTACTGCAAAAGGTGATGTATATGTGGTTGGAAACATTATTGATAAACCTGAAATTCGCAATAAAGAAGACTTCAAAGTCCTAAAAGGTGAATATGTCCTTGCATTTAATTTAGCAGACTTAAAAGGACTGCCAATTGAACTCAGCTCAGACGTGGTAGTTGATTATGATGCGCTTGTTAAAGATGACGTATTGGTTCCTGCTGCGGACAAAACAGGTAAATGGGTTAAAGCTGGCGATGACGTTGCGGAGTTTAAAGTATCTCTAAAAGTCTTAGAGAAAAATACATTTGGCGGAAAAGGCTTGTACCTAACAGTACAGGCTTAATTAATATTCTGGAGGTAATTATTAATGTTTACAGTTGAATTAAACAATGTTCAAAAAGACTCAAACCATTATGCAAATGCTAAATTGAATGCTAAGTCCCCTATTGTAGAAATCTTTTCTGCAGCTGCAACGGGTCAAGATCTTTCCAAGTTTGGAGCAAAAGCCAATGCTGCTATGACCCATGTGAAGGAACTAGCTTCCAAAGCTCTTATGGGCAACCCTGTAGCTAAAGCCGAGATCAACACAATTGTGCGTTATGCCATTGAGCCTAAGCTTATTTCAGCAATTAAGCTATTTGATTTTATGGGCACATTTAGAACTATTGGCTATGATCAGCAACCAATGATGACAACATACGCGCATGAATCCATCCGAAGCCAATTCCAAGCTTCCCGCGGTGACGTACCGTTCGCTACTACAACTTGGAGCGAATATCCAATTGGAACTCAAACCATTTCTTCTGGCTATGCTGTTAACTATCGTGAGATTCAAAGTGGAAACCTCGATAAAGTAGCAGAAGGCATGGAGCAAGTTCAAACAGATATGATGAACAAAGCAATGTACTATGTTGTAAATGAAATGTTCAATGCAATTAAAAATGCAACAGGCGTTAAATACTTTGCTGAAACTGAAGGTATCACCAAATCATCTGTAGACGATATTATCACAAAGATTCGCCGATTTGGACAACCTTCTATTGTTGGTGACTTTTCTGTTGTTTCTCAGTTAAATGACTTTGCAGGGTTTCAGGCTGTAGCCGGAGATGCTTCAAGCACTAAGCTCCCTCAATCTGTGATGGATGAGATCCGAAGAACAGGATTGCTTAACACTTATAAAGGTTCTTCTGTTGTAGAATTACCTAACGCTTATAATCTTACTGAATTAAATAAAGCCGGCGACAACTTCAAAACATATCTTCCTGAAGGACTTCTTTTCTTCGTTCCTCAAGGTAAAAAATCCCCTCTTCAAGTATTCCAAAAAGGCGGACTTACTTCAATGAATGGTAACGACATTATTACTGGAACAGAGATTACTCGTTTTGATATGGAAATTGGGGCTGGTGTAGCAAAAGGACAAGAACATCAAATTGGTCTCATCAGAGACACAAAATATGAATTACCACAAATTTAAACAATTTAAAATCTAGGAGGGCTGTGTCCCTCCTTTTATTTTTGGAGGGATTACATGTCTTTTAATTTAGATAAAAAGATCACAATTAAAAACCTATGTCCATGGGATTTATATTTCCGAAAGATTGACACTCACGGAGACTTCAGATTGCCAGCCAATGGGATTAGACAGATTACAGCTGGAGAAGTGCAATCCCAAGTCTATGACAATACCTCGCTATTCACTGGAACTGACGGTCAAGGTACTCATGCCAAAATCTATATTGATGACAAAGAAACCCGTGTACACTTAGGTTTTGAGACTGATGATAAAGACGATAAGCAAGAAGTTGTTACTGTAGAACGGATTAAACAAATCTTGGGGTATAAAACACAAAAAGCCTTCGAAGAAAATGTTCAAAAAGAAATTTTACTTGAGTCTGAAAAAGCTCAGCTGTTTGATGTGGCTAAAAAAGAAAAGATTAATGACTACGCTAAGATTAAGTTCATTGAAGAATACACTGGATTTAAATTTGATACTCAATCATAAGGGGGTTAAATCTTGACTACCTATGATGAAATCATAAACGTTTTCCATTCAAAGTTTCAGTCAAATGAAATATTACCAGATGGACTTGAGTATCAGTTTTTCAAGAACGCTATTGGTGAATATGAAACAGATTTAACTGAACTGGGTTTTGATAAAGAAACAAAAGATTTTAAAGAACCCCTCTCCCCTGCTCAAATTCAAATTTTAGGAAGACTCATGTACAAAGATTATTTAGGAAGATATCGAGACAGAGCCTTAAAATTAAACAACATTGTAGGAAGAGATATTCAATTGACAGGTTTATCTAATACTAAAGCTCAGGTTAATAGATCCTATGAAGATCTTGTCGATGAGATTGAAAAAAAAATGAGCAAACTAAAAGTAAATAATTTTGATTGAGGTGGTTCGGTGTCTGTAGATTGGTATCTTACCTCTTCTTCAAATTATTTGAGTGGCTGGGAAAATGAAGAGTTTAATTCAAACAAGTATGAAATTTTCAAAGAAATCTTAGCAAATTCACCTGAAACTTACGATATTAAATTGAATGGCAAGCCTGCACAGGTAATAATTCAAACCACTCAGGACAGTGAAACAAAAAAAGTCCTTACAGTTTTAGGTTTATTAAATCGTGGTGACTTGATTTTGTATGACGGTAGTTACTGGTTAGTTAATTCACGCCCTACCGATAACAAAATGAATGACAGTGCTACTATGCGGCTTTGTAATTCATCAATTAGTCTAACATCTTCTGACAAACTAATTGATTCCGGAAAGATCGATGAAGTTACAGGGAGACCGATAAAGATTAAAGTCCCCGGTGAGAAGGTTGACATCCCATGTGTTTTAGAACGGACAACCTCAACAATAGGATCAGAATTGGCTATAAACATTCCTGAAGGGCAAGCACATGTCACCATCCCCTTTTTAAAACATGAAAAATTAAAAAAGGGTCTTTTTCTTTCTTTTTATGGTGAGGAATTCCGTGTTGATGATATAGACTATTCCAAGGTCTATGGAGACACCGGAACAATTAGACTTATAGCCAAAAAGAAAGTTGGAGGTGATAATGAATGAGTATGATGGTCGAACATATGACAACTGTATTCAGAACTATTATGAATGATACAGAATTGAATCGTCTTTTATATTATAAAGATGACCCTCTCTCCTCTTCTCTCCCTGACGTTCAGACATTGGAAAATTATTATGATCCAGTTGATGATTCCCCATCGATATTAAACTCCATAATCAAACGTGCTCCCAAAACTGATGATTTAACCGATCAACCAATTTGCAGGCTTTGTGTCTATCTTGGTAATGGAATCCCTAAACCCTCAACCCAAAGTGTGATGCTGCTAGATCAAGATTTGATGATTGATGTTTATACACACATTAACACCTATGAAGAGACTGAATTCAGGAACCTGAAAATTACGGATCGTGTTTGTGACATGCTCTTCAATCAAAATTTTGCTGGTATCGGTAAAAATGTTAAATACACAAGACTGCTCATATCGAACGCACCTGAAGGGTATTTGGGATACAAATTGATATTTACTTTCGGAGCAAGTAAATGAATGTGTTAAAGGATTTTTTCTTTTTAGGAAGGCCTATTAATACTGAAGTCGGTGCAATAAGCTTTATCCACTTAAGAGATTACCCAGAGTACATAAGCGAGCTAAATATGATGAAAATGAGCAAGAAGGAAATCATCAGAAACTTTTCAAAAATCAACAATGATGGTTCATTAAATGATTTAATTATCGAATTGAAGAAGAACAGCCTCTTCAAAATTGTTCATGATTACTTACCTGAATTTAACCAAGCTTATTTTAAAGTGTTTAGCAAAGTATTTGTGGACAAAGAATCACTACATCTTATTGATCAGAAAGCATTTAATAATGTTAGAAAATTGATATTAGAGATGCATTGCTTGACTGAAGAGAAAATTGTTGAGAATGATGAATTGCAGGAGTTTCATGATTTAAATAATCAATTAAAGCTTCAAGATTCTCAAAATGATTTAAAGGACATCGCCAGCTGTGTGGCTGCTTTTAATGGATATACATATCAAGAGGTAGCCGATATGACAATTTATCAATTGTACCTGTCATATTACAGAATGGGCGAAATAATGAATTATAACACTTCTGCGTTATTTGCCACTGTTTCAGCTGATGTGAAAATCGGTGACTGGAATAGTCATGTTGATATGTATAAAGAAGAAAAGCACCACCTCAGTACAGCAGATGCTAAAAACTTAGAGCAATTATTCGGAGACTGACTTTCAGTCTCTTTTTCATTTTAAATTAGGAGGAAAACACTTGGCAAAACAAACAGTTATCCATGAAGTTGGTAAGGTGCTAACCAAAAGGCTTAGTGACCATAAAGTCGTTGCATCTTCTGTAACGCAAATGACTCAGTTCTCGCAACAAGTCCAACAAGACTTTTTAAAAGGTGGATGGGGAAATAGAGACCTTTATGTCATCAACTCAAGCAAAGAAGTTTCAGGTAATGTAAAAAATGCTTTCTTTGATCTTGATTTTATGGCAATGCAGCAAGGTGTAAAAATTGAAAATGAGACGATTTCTGTATGGGAAGATGAAAGTCTTGTTGTAGATGATTCTGGAACGGTCAAAATCGCGTATACTCCTTTATCCAAAGTCTCACTTACAAATGAAGACGGAGATCAACAAGAATTTAGTGTTTCAGACAAAACAATTACTGTTCCTGAAACGTTTGCTACTAAAGGGAACGCTGTAACAGCTCATTATCAAATTGAAGTTGATGCAGAAACAGTTGAAATTAGTGGTGAAAAATTCTCCGAGAACTATTACTTCGAAATTCACACACTAGAGTACGATCCAAAGACATCGAAAATTTACAGTGATCTCTATATCCAGTTGCCTAAAGTTAATTTCTCTGGTGAAGCAGACATGTCTTTAGAAGCTGGGCAAGCCTACACACCAGAAATTGGTTACCGAGCATTAGCTGATGACAATGGCAAGATCGGTACTTTTGCACGTGTTAAGCGTAACCCAGATGGGACAAAAGGAGTTAAAACGGAACAAGAAGATGCGGCATCGAAAAGCAGTGTAGACATTGGAACAACGCAAGAAACAAAATAACGTTAGGAGTTTGATATCTTGGCACTTTTAAACAAAGACGGAGACATTTACACTTCAGCTCGAGACGATGGAACTGGTAAACCAATTACCGACATTCATCTAAAATCACAAGAAAAACCAGTACAAGTTGACTTTCCTCAAGCTGGCTTGGATGCTATCAAAGAGATCCAAGTACAATCCCCTTCCGTGACCTTGAATGAAAGAGATCCCGGTTTCTCCTCATTTAAAACGGATAAATTCACTGTTACTTCAACAGCTCAAAAAGTTACCGCAGGTATCACTGACAGAACAGCACTTACTATTTATCCTCCTGCAGAAGGCACGATTTATATTGGAAACTCTACTGTGACTGCTGATACAGGTATCCCATTGACAGCAGGTGACAAACCTTTTTCAGTTCCTGTCGCTGCTGGTAAAACACTTTATGTCTATGTGATTAATGACGGTACTGACAGAGACGTAAGAGTATTTGAGGCTAAATAATTTGAGGGGATTCTTCCCCTCTCCTTTTTAAATAAAAGTCAGTTTTTAAACAGATTTAGGAGGTGGAGTTGTTGACAGAAACCGATGAAAATATTTTAAAAACCATTCCAGATAAAGCAACCTTTACATTCCACGAAGCAACAACTGCCCCGTCTGAAGGTGAAGAATTTGTAGTATCACATTATCGGGATATTACTGTTAAGATCTCTGGTTCCTCAACTTCAAGAGAAATAAAATTCTTTGCCGTAGATGAAAATGGTGAAAAGACAGAAATTGCTGGAACAAACAAAACTGATTTTCAATTAGGTACGGGCACATTGAATACAAATGAAATCTGGGATTTTGATATTGCAGGGCTTTTCAAATTCATGGTTGAGGTTGTTTCCGTAAATGGAGATGTAACGATTAAAGGAATTGCGGTGAGTTAATGAGTAGTAGTAAATTTGTAGGTCAGCTCAAACAAAACAATGAGCAAATTAATAATCTCAAAGATCAAATTTTCAGAACTGAATCTCACATGTCTGATCATGAAAAACGCTTGAATGACAAAGTTGATGAGTTCATGGAGAAGCAGAATTTCGATTTAAAAATGCACATTCAAAACAATGCGAATCCACATCAAGTCACAAAAGAACAAGTCGGATTATCAAATGTAATCAATGAAGAGCAAGCCGCAAAAGTTGCTTTTGATGCTCATTTAGAAGATAAGGAAAATCCTCATTCAGTTACTAAAAGCCAAGTTGGCTTGGCTAAGGTTGATAATGTACAGCAAGCAGCGAAGGTTGATTTTGACGCTCACAATGCAGACCTCGATCGACATATCACAAAGGATGAGCGCAGTTATTGGAACAGCTCCGATGAAAGGA